CGTTGACAAGCTCAAATTGGGGAGTTATTTAAAACAAGGCGCTTCTTGTGTGGTTTCGCCTCCACACCAACTAAAAGGAAAACATATGACCATTAGCTTAGATAATGTTGGTAGCGGATTTAAAAGGTCTGTTATCAATGATAACTTCGATACGATTGAGTCAGAGATAAATACAAATGTATTGACTAAGGATGGCGGTAAAGCTCTTACTGCTGATCTTGACTTCAACGGTAATGACTTGCTTAACGTCAACTCTATATTCGCTACAGAGCTTAACCTTAACGGTGTCCTTATTTCAGAACAAGGAACCAAGGGAGCTGACGGTGAACAAGGTGATGTGGGACCAATTGGACCTACAGGAGCTAAAGGGCCAACAGGTCCAGCAGGTAGTGTTACTAACGATCAGTTAGACTTAGCAATGCAGCGACAAAGCAATACAAGCTTCTCTTCTTACTACACAGCATCATCTGGCACTGTTGGTAACAAGACAATGGACTTGGGCTCAGTAGTAGTCTCAGGTTGGAGTAAGCTAGAACAAATAGCACAAAACAGATTTGACTTAGTTCAAAACACCTCTACTTATAATTTCGGAGCAATATAATGGCAGATCAAATTCAACTACGTGGTGGCACTACAGCAGAGCACTCTACTTTTACAGGTGCAGCAAGAGAAGTCACAGTAGATACAGATAAAGATACTCTCGTCGTACATGACGGAGCTACAGCAGGTGGTAAGCCCCTGCTAAATGAAGCAGACCTAAAAGGTAAGAACCTCCTTATCAACGGTGACTTTCAAGTTTGGCAACGTGGAGATAGTCATACTCCAACTGTGAGTAGCGAGTATTACGCCGACAGATGGAGAAATGCAACAGCGTCTTCGGGCGAAACTCGTCAAATTCGTGATGCAGGTCTTGGTTATGGGTACAGAATTGTAGGTAGTAGCACTACGGCGTTCTATCAACTATCGCAGAGAGTAGAGCTTAACTATGCTTTACGAGAAGAGCTAAGTAACAACACATATACCTGTAGTTTTGTGGGCGATTTACCTGATGTGACGGACTCTTACCGTGTGTATGTTAGCATTGAACATACTGGCGGTACTGAAGTGGTTGGATATGTACCTATAGTACAAGTAGGCAACAAGTATACTGCTACCATAGACTTCCCTGATCTTGGTAGTTTAATACTTGATGATACATCTTATCTTAACCTAGCGATAAACAACAACATCTCGCCTGCTCCTGATGGGAACTATGACATATACCAAGTCAAGTTAGAAAAAGGTGAGGTTGCTACTCCCTTTGAGTACGAATCTTACGGCGATGTGTTGGCTAAGTGTCAGCGGTATTATTACTCTAATGATCTGTACAACTTTCCTGTATCTCGGGTAACTACAGGTGCAACTCTTTTTGGCGGTACAGTAGAGTTCCCTGTAACCATGCGAGCTAACCCGACTGTTACCTATGGCGCGTATGACCCCGGAGCACTTTCTGGCAGTCCTGCATTGGGTAATATAGCAGGATCGTGGTCTACATTTAGCGCAAGGAAGAATTGGGTGCAGCCTAGTCTTGTACTTGTCAGCAATTCAAGTGCGGTCACTGGTATGGTACAACTAGAAGACTTCACAGCAGACGCAGAACTATAAGGAATAACTATGAAAAACTATGTAGAACAAAAGAACGGCAACTTCTCCTTTGAAGGTATGTATATCCCTGCTGATACAGCTAACCGTCACTACTCTGCTATGCTACGTGAAGTAGCTGACGGAGAGGCTACTGTAGAGTACTACGCAGGTAGTGCTAGAGAGGCAGCAGATTCACTAGCAGAGCTAGTTAACGCAGAACGTGCATGGCGTAATGCTGAATTATCTAAGTCTGATATTGACATATACAAGCTAGAGGATGCAGGGCTAGATGCTACGGCTTACAGGGCGTATCGTATGGCCTTACGTGACTACCCACAACAGCCGGACTTCCCTAACGGGGCGCGTCCTACGGCGAATTAGTATTACACTAGAGGGTGGACATGCAGCGCAGCGAGGACTTAGACCGATTAGCTAGGGTGGAAGCAGAGGGCCACCAAACTAGACAAGATGTAGCGGGATTAAAGGCACAAGTAGGTGCTCTTGGGGCATCTATGTCTGAAGTATCAGCAGGACAAGATAGACTAGAACAGTTGTTCTTGAACAAGCAACCTACATGGACACCACCTATTATACTTGGCTTAATTGCAGGTATACTAGGCTTCCTTGTAGGTATACAGGAATACGTAGCCCTAACGCAAGAACCTATTAAAGGTGCTATAGTACGTATTATTGATCGTATGGAAGATGATGATGCTAATGAGAAACACATAGCAGCATTCATAAGTAAACAAGATGCTATTAACGAGTACATAACAGAAGACGTAAATTCACTTAACGATTCTGTAGAGGTACTTGAACAGGGCCTTAAGAAGAAGGCCTATAAATAAGGAGGTGATCTGTGTCTAACAGTGCAGGAACTATGGATGATCTAGGTAAACTGCACGGTAAGTTAACTAATTATTACAATAAAAGATTGGATACTCAGTTAGCCGAGCAGGATGATAAAGACCTTAGTATGCCTTTATCTCCTGCGGAACTTACCGCAATGAACAACTTTCTGAAGCAAAATGAAGTAACAGCGATAGCAGAAGATAGTGAACAACTATCCGATCTACAGAAGAAGCTTAAGGATAAGCAGAAAAAAGGTGCAGCTAAGCTTGCATCTGTAACAGCAATTTAATAGGAGACAGGATATGTCTAAGAAAGAATCAGCAGATTTAGCGCTACTACGGTGGGAAGAACTAGAGGCTCTACAGAAGCATTACCCTGAGTTTACAGACTTCCTGTACGACGGTATTACTGAGCTAATGGGTTTCCAATGCACAGCAGTACAGCTAGATATTGCAGCTTTCATGCAGCATCATCCTAATCCTTTTAAACAAGTACAAGCACAGCGAAGTCAGGCTAAGACTACTATTGCGGCCTTCTTTGCTGTGTTCTTAATGATACACGATCCTAAATCCCGTACACTTATATTCTCTGCTGCATCAGGCATGTCTAGCGAGATAAGCGGGTGGATCATACAGATTATTATGGGATGGGACATACTTGAGTGTATGCGTCCAGACCGGCAAGCAGGGGATCGTGCAGGTATAGATGCCTTTGATATACACCATTCCCTTAAAGGGCCAGAGAAGTCACCCTCAGTAGCATGTCTAGGTATTGAATCTAGTATGCAGGGTAGACGAGCTGACCTAGTAATAGCAGACGATATTGAGTCTAGTAAGAACTCACGTACTCCTGTGCAGCGCGAGAAACTATTGCACTACACTAAAGACTTTAGCTCTATATGTCAGAACGGTTCTATACTGTATCTAGGTACACCGCAATCAGGTGACTCTATATACAACAGTCTACCGGGACGTAACTTCGAGGTACGTATATGGCCGGGACGTTATCCTACTCCTGAAGAGCTACCGGGATACGGCGGTAAGCTCGCTCCTATGATTCTAGAGAAGATAGAAGAAGACCCTAGCCTACAGACAGGTGGTGGAGCAGCATTCAATAGAGGTAAGCCTACTGACCCTGAGTTACTAGGTGAAGCTAAGCTAGTAGAGAAAGAGATAGATCAAGGGCCAAGCTACTTCCAGTTACAGCACATGCTGTGTACAGAGTTGACAGATAAAGAGCGCTACCCACTTAAAATACAAGATTTACTTGTGTACCCTCTAGATAGAGAAGAAGTACCGGGTAAGTTCCGTTGGGCAGCTATACCCGAGAACCGCGTAGACCATGTACCGCAATCTGCTATTACAGATGAATACTTCTACAGAGCATCAGCAGATACCTCAGAGTACTTCAAGTACACTAAGAAGATCATGTACGTTGATCCCGCAGGTGGCGGTCAGAATGGCGATGAAACAGCATTTGTTATCTTGTATTACTGTAACGGTTACATCTTTGTAATGGATATTGGTGCTACTAAAGGTGGTTGGTCTGAGCAAGGCTTTGCACATCTTAGTGATGCGTATAACGCTTGGGACTGTGGTACTGCTTATGTAGAGAAGAACTTCGGTCACGGTGCTCTAGCGGCTATGTGGAAGCAGCATGATAAGCTAGTAAACATAGAAGATGATATGGTTACTGGACAGAAAGAAGTACGTATATGTAACGTATTAGAGCCTGTTATGGCTGCTCACAAGATAGTAGTTAATGAGTCTGTGCTTAAGACTGATGTACAGTTATGTGCAGATAGACCTTCACAGCATCGTTCTGTGTACCAATTGTTCTTTCAACTACAGAAGATTACACGTGATAAAGATGCACTTATACATGACGATAGACTAGATGCTCTATCCGGCGGTGTCAAGGTTCTTATGGACTTAATGGCAATTAATGCAGATGTAGCTATTAACAGAGTACAAAAGGAACGTTATGAAGCTATGATGTTAGACCCACTAGGTACTGGCATTAACGCATTCAACAGAACTAATACCTTATCTAAGAATATGCTAGATAGGTATAAAAGGAGATAGATATGCTACAACTTACAGACTTACCTAACGATCCTAACGGACATACTACACCGATTAAACGTGCAAGTGTACAGTTAGTTAACCAGTGCAGACATTACCCTAAGAAACGTGCAGCAGTTACAGCTATGCTTAAGACGCTCTTAGAAGCCCTAGAAGGGCAGGAGACCGTAAATGATACTAACGTACCAGTGCAGCCTAAAGAGGCTACTGAGGACGCTCCTGTGCAGCCTAAGACAACTAAGAAGCGTAGGGCTACAGCTAAAACAGCAGAGGATTAGATTATGCCGAAATTACCTAAAGACTGGTGCATAGATAATGTACTAGACGCATCCGTAGGAGTAGCACTAACAGTGTGGCTAGTACTGATACTAAGTATTGTATTACCCGGTTGCAGTATGTTGCCTGAGAAAGCACCTGCACCTGTAGCGTCTTCGTCTACAAGTACAGCCAATGTAGCTACAGCAGACAACATAGAAGAGATAGTAACTAATAATGAGACTATCAATGAAACAATTAACGAGACTATTATTGAGGGTGGTTTAGACCCTTGGTGGTGGTTACTTATAGGTATGCTACTACCTATGCCTAAGTTTATGAGGGTAATATTTTGAGTGTAGATATGACAACACAATCTCTGCTAGTAAAGCAGGGGTGGGAAAAGACGGGTAACGCTTACTTGGGAGATCGGCCAGAAGGTGCAACGTCAGGCGGTGATGCTGCACTAGGTTGGAGTGCGCTCAATGGCCTAGTAGAAGGTGAGACGCTAACTATAACAACGGACGGCACTAATCCTTTTGGTACTACTGGACCTAACTTCATTTTACTGATCGACACATATAACGCGCAAGGTACGTATGTATCCGCTGTAGATGATATGGAGGTCGGTACAGGCGTTACTTTAGATACTTTTGCCTACGGATCAGGGTTTGAGCTTGAGAATACAGACAAGCTAGGCCGAGCGATTAAGATGGGTTGTGGTGGCACGTTTGCACAAGCACAGAATGGCTTAACTGCACCTAATAGGATTTGGCTAGATTTCCCTGCACATCCTCGCATGTTTGAGAGTCGGGCTACTTATTGGTCTGCTACTAACCAAGCTAATGCGGCATCTGCTTTAGATTCTAATTGCACATGGCAGCTTAAAAACGTATGGAAACTAGCAGACAGATCATATAGCGGAGAGGATACAGACTTCTTTATTACGGGCGAGGGCTACAACTTTAATAACGGCTCTGTTGCGTTTAAGGCAGGTTCTCCTGTTGTTTCGTCTAACACTGTACCGACTATTTATTTTGGTGGTAATAAAACGAACGACACGAACGACACTTACCAAAGACCGTTTGCTGACCCGATCTTCCACGAGGCGCTTAGCGATCAGAAGAACTACGACGGTACTACTGCAAACAATGTCGTTGAGTATCGGAGTACTAGAGCCGATGTAGGAGTAGTTAATCAGACAACTAGAACCGACCTTGTTCTTGCAGAAGTAAATGGCTCGACACGAGTTATAAACAGTCTCTCGTATCCCGGGTTTATATCAGGATTTTCCGTTGACGAGAATGCTAACTTCCATGAAGCTGATTTGTATTTTGCTAACGGTGAAGGAGCTGCTTGTCGGGCGGTTATCTCTGATCATTCTGATTATTTTCAATCAACTAAATACGCAGCAATGAAGCCGCTTTCTTGGGGAAATACTTCGCTTAGCTTTAAATTTAGGTCTGGGATTTTCCAAGGGAATCTTTCAGGGTGTTACGTAAACATTATTGGGATTGATAACACTCAAATAGGGAGCATTGCGCTATGAGCCAGTATTTTATAGACAGTTTTCAAACTGCCGACTTATCAGATTTTGAGCAAATTAGCGACAGTGGTGCTCATACAATTACAGCAGGGACCTTTGACTCTAAGGATTGCTTGGTAATAAGTAAAAATTACGGTGATGCTTTTTCCTTGGCATACACTCCCGCAGGGACAGCAGCAGACTATGAAATATGCGCGCTGGTACGTATAACTGTCCGGGATGGTGC